TTTTACAAATATTAGTGTATAATGGGGTCAAAACGACCCATTTTATGATTATTGGAAGGTTTTCGCAAAATCATCCACTGTGATATGCGATAAATTAGTTAAATCTTTAAGATGATCAGGAATGTAATCACTTGTAGATGTTGTTATTCGATAGTATTTAGTCTTTGGAAATTGATTTATACACATCATAGTTTGTCTTTGCCAATTACCATAATAGGTTGCTCTATCGTTTACACCTTTATAGTTAGTGGTACCTGCATATATGTTGTTTACTAGTTCGTTTTGTTTTCCCAAGCCTTTGTAATCAAATCCTAATATGTATATTGCTCTGTGACCGTGTTGACTAGCTAGTAATAATGCAGTAGGTCCACTGCTCCAACCTTTGTTTGGATCTATAATATTAATTCCAGGTGTACGCTCGGTTAGTTTATTTCTATTACTCCAAACATTATGCTTGGTTTGATACTGTGCAGTGCTTATCTCAGTCACCATCTTGGTATCAACACATACTAAATGATCAGGAGCATACTCTCTAAATAGTGCATTGCACCCATAAACTGTACCGTATTTTTTTAAATTGTGATGATTTACTTCTTTGCGGCTAGTGCCATTGCCTAATACAAACGCTGTTTTGCTGGCCATTAAATTCCACCAGCGGCTGCCTGTGCTGCTAATCCGTACATTTGTCTAATGTAGTTTAGATCTTTTGCTTTTTGATCTCGGTGGCTATCACTTGCTCTGCGAGCACGATTAATATCCTTGAAACTTAGACGACTTTTACGTGCATCATCAACTTTGATCACACTTTTATCTTCAGAAGAATCAAATGTTTCGTCTTCTTCCGGTTCCATTGTTTCTTTGTTAAAATAATATAGTTCTCTAAGTATCATAATGTATTTATATCGTTTGCGCCGTTTGGTCGCCACCAATATCTCCACCGCCTAAATCTGTTTCTGTATTTGTATCAACACCTTCGGCATCGCCACCATCAATACCACCTAAGTCGCCGCCAAGGTCGTCTTCTAATCCGCCTAAGTCGCCTGCAAGGTCTGCTCCACTTAGTCCAGCACCACGCATTTCACCTGCCATGTCATCTGTCACTAAGTCTGTTAGATTTTCATCATTTTCTTCTTGCCATAGACGTTCGTTCTCGGCAATCTCTTCGTCGCTCAATCCTAAGAAACGTTTGAGTGCAAATCTGTTTGAGATATACGGTATAGCTGCCATTCCTGTGAATGTACTAATTCTATTATTATCAAGTTCTGCTTGTCTGTATGCTGCAAAGTTCTGTGGAGGTGTTAGCTTTAAGTCAAACATGCTATAGTCAATGTTTGCACCTTTTGAACTTAAGAAAAGTTTAAATTCTTTATTAAAATTTTCTTCAATCATGTTTTGCAAACGTTCGCAATACTTGTTAAATCTTAGTTCTTGTATATATGCGGTACCCACTCGTCCGTCATTGTATTGACTTGCACCGTCATCGGCTCCTGTAGGTAAGTAGCTGCTAGGAATTCGTAAGCCACGTACGAGCTTATTAGTAAAATATCTAAGGTCATCAATCTCGCCTAGGTTAGTACCGCCTGGTAGTGTTTCAACTTTTGAACCACGTCCTTCAGCAGTTTGTGGAAAAAAGTAATCTTCGTTGATTGACAGAGGATTGTATGACGAGTCTATAACATTCGCTCCTCCTCCTGTCTTGGATGGGATCCGTCTTTGATGTATTTCCGTTTTAACACGTTCCACAAATTGCATAGCAAGGTGTGAAGGCATGTTGCCCACATCAACGTAGAATACTCTGCGCTCTGGCGCACGTTGTACTCGATAGATGATAATAGCATCTTCGAGTAATTCTTTTTGTTTGTATACTTTGAAAATACTTTCAAGTAAACTATTACCAAACGGATAGTTTTGATCAAGGCCTTCACTCATACTCAGATGCAACATATGATTTGCATCTACATAAGTTTCGTCATGCTCTTGTGAAAATCTATTAGTATTGCCACTAGGTGTATGGTTGTTTCCTGTACCACCTTGTTGTTTGACTGTTTGATAACCGTTGGTACCGCCTGGTCCATAACTATTTGTAGTATTAAGAGGTGTTGCTTGCAATGATTCAAAAGAAAAGTTTATATTCTTTACAACATATTGCTCAGGCTTTTTACCTTCGCTTTCATTTACAATAATTTTTGTGACTTGACTAGGATCAACATGAAAAAGTTTTTGTGTTTCAGGATCTCTAATAAAAAATTGGTCGCCATATTTAAATGCATTACGCACTGTTCGAAACATACGTGTTTCAAACTGATTTAATTTACACCACTGCTGTAAGTACTGCCCAATAACCTGTACTTCACTGTTTGTCGGCGAGCCTTTGAAATCTATATTAAAATGTGTATCGTTCTGTTTGTTCTTTTGACTACAAAATTCTGCAAGGATATCAAGTGCAGCATTTACTTCACTATCGCTATCCATAGTATTATATTGATTATAACGTTCAATTCGATTAGGAGAGCCAACATACACATCTGGTAAATGAGATGAATAGTTTGCAGCCGCAGGACCTACGCCGTTGTTGCCTTTTAAACTAAATGGTGAATAACTACCACTTCTATTATCCGCAGTTGGAACTGGGGTAAAGTATTTTTTCCAACTCATTTATACACCTCTCAACATGTTGCCTGATAGGCCTTTTGTCGCTTTCATTGTTTTTCTTTGTGTGCCAACAGCCATATTTTCCACTGTAATTAATTGCCCAAGCAAATTTATCATAGTATCCAATTTTTCACCGTTCATAGACTGGCTTTGTGCTGCACTACTAGTACTTATCTCATTTGCCACGTTTGATTGCACTTCTTGAACATTGCTATCCAAAGATTTAATACTTTTCATAAGTGTTTGCATAACACCCATACTGGTGTTAGCACTCATAACATTTGCTGGTCCACTAATAAACTCAGGTCCAGCTTCGCCTACCATAGCAAATTCATTAGCACCAATGCCGCCACCTTTGGCTCTGCCTCCACTAAATAATTTTCCGCCGTGTCCTGATCTTACACTAGCTCGCACAGCACTTGCTTGCGCTTCGGCATTTTCAGCTGCTATCCTTGCTGCTCTTGCTTCTTCGGCTGCTGCTTGCATTGGAGGATCCATTGCTTGAAATCCTAGGCTAGTTAATTCAGCTATTCTTGCTTGTGCTTCTTCTAGTTTTTGTTGTGTAGTTGTGACTTTATCTTCTGATTCTTGTATACGTGTTCTTATTTGGTCAGCTGTATCATTTATAGTAGCATCTGTTGCATTTGCTCTTTCTGTATCTGATACAATAATTTCTTCGCCTAACTTTCCAAGGTTTGAATTCATTCCTACCAACTCAGCATTGTTTATAGCCATCTGTCCTGAGTTAGCAGTTTTTGCATCTTCAATTCCGGCTACATCAAATAATGCATCAACACCTTTATTAATTCCTGCTGCAATATCTTCTGCTTTAGGCATTGCTGCTGATATTCTGTCTAATGCACCAATTGCTACATCTTCAAGTTTGCCAATTGTGTTTTCCATAACAGTAGTAGAAACTTCACGTAAATTTTCTTGTATATCAATAGTTCTATCAAATATACCAGTGACTTGCTCCATTTGATGCACTTGTTGTTCTTGAACTTGTCGACGCATTTCTGCTTCGCCTTGAGCAGCAGTTTGGCCTTCGCCTGTAGTTGCATCAACTGCATTTTTAAAATCAAAAGCTGCACCACTTGCTTCGGCAAATGCATTGGAAACGCCTGTGACACCTCCCAACATAGCAGTGTTTCTAAATTCTTCTGTGTCTTGATAGTCGAGAGCAGCACCACGTGCAGCTGCCATTGATTCGGTAAATGCTCCAATTTGACCACTGTTAAATTGAGCGGCCGCATCATACAGTTGATCTGCGCCGCTGCCCATTGCAAGCATAGCACCTCGTGTTGCTTCTGTGGTAGGAGCGCCTCGCAATGCAATATCTACAAACGCATCAGCAGCATCTTGACCCATTGTTGCTTGCATTGTGTTTAATTGTTCCATAAATGCCTGTTGTTCTTCAGCATTCTTGCCACTTAAAAATGCATTTACATCACCTTGGCGTCTACGTGCTCGCATTTCATCTGCAAGGTCATCTCTATTTTTACCAGTAAGTTTTGCAAGACTATCAAGTTGTACCATTAATTCTTTGGCACTTGCTGCTTGCTCTTGTACACTTAGTTTATCAGTTCTACTGTTAGCATCTGTAATTTCACCATACAATGCTAGATTTTCATTAATATCTTTGGTAGTAAACCCTAATCTACGCAGCTCAGTGCCTAATTCTCTACTGTCAAGAACGGTATTAGACAATGCTTTAAAATTAGCAATAGCTGTATCAGTTGTACCACCAAACGCTCTTAGAGATTCGCTGTTCTTTCTCAAGAACCCTGTCATATCTTCAACTGATAAGCCTAGTTCAGCAGCAGCAACCTTGATATCTTTAACTTCTTTGTTAAATGTTGCACCAAGTCCAGTAAGTGCTTGGTATTCTGCTAAACTCGATTCTGCAAAAGTAGCAAGTCCGTCAACAACTTTACCAACTGCGCCGCCGAGTACACCAAACGCTTTAGTATTGTCTTTTAGTGCTCCACTGTATGCAGTAAGATTTTGTTGACCAGTGAGTAATGCTCCGCCCAGACCAATAGCAGTATTAGCTGTACCACCTAATTGTTTGCGTAGGTTTGATAAATCGCCCCCAAACAGACCTGCTGCTGTTTCTTCTGCCAAATCGATATACTCCTATATTATTGTCAAATAAATATACTATAGTATTTACCTAATAGGAAAACACATGGAAAATTCAAATAGTCCTTTGCGACAATTTCAAAGACAGCCTAAATTATACATCGATTTACCCAGCAACGGAAAATGGTATGATGAAAACATAGTGTCTGAAGGAACTTCATCTAATCTTGCAGTTTTTAGTATGACAGCCAATGACGAAATTGGATTTAAAACGCCGGATGCATTAGTGACAGGCGAATCAACAATACGTAATATAAAAAGTTGCATTCCTGCAATATTAGATCCGTGGAATATAAGAACTATTGATACAGATAGTATTCTTATGGCAATTCGTATGGCAACCTATGGACAACATATGACAGTAGCAAGTAAATGCGGTAAGTGCGGAGAAGAAAATGCATACGAGGTCGATTTACAAAAATATTTAGATATGTACTCTAGCAAATCGTACAACGATACATTGCAGTATGAAAATTTTATTATAAAATTACATCCATTAACATATAGACAATGGACAGACATTCAAAAAAGACAAACAGGATTTAGTCGTGCATTAAACTTTCAAGTTCCAAAGATCGAAGACGATAACGAAAAAGAAAAGATAATACAAAGTATTGTAGATCAAATAAACGATCTTACTCTAGCAAGTATAATCAATCAGGTAAAATCAGTTGAAGTAGATGGCGAAATTGAAAATAATCCTGAAGAAATTGCTAACTTTTTAAACAGCCAAGATGCAGCATTATTTCATTCAGTTAAAAAACAAATTGAAATTAATATCACTGAGTGGACATTGCCATTAGAAGATATAAAATGCGAAGCATGTGGCAACGAAGAAAAACTTAGAGTATCTCTGGACAGTTCGGATTTTTTCGCAAAAGGCTAACGAAACTAGAAGACAACCAAGTACTTTCGTTAGCCAAGGATTTAGAAGGCGACATAAAACAAATTAAAGAAGGCTGTTATAGAATGGCATGGTACATGAGAGGTGGAGTCACAGTTGATCAGCTTATGTACAACACTGATTTAGAAGATCAAGAAATTATGTCTCATATTATAAAAGAAAACATTGAAAATACAAAAACAGCTAAAATGCCGTTGTTGTAATTATTGCGGGCCTGCTTGTGCATCAGGGTTTACAGGCATTCCTGGCTCGCTTGAAGTTTCAGGATTAGCACCTGGTGCTGCTTGAGGAGAATTAACTTCCGGTGTTTCTGAAATTCCTAAGGTTTCATTTAACAACTGTTCTCTCCTTGAAGGAGTGATATAAGGTACTAATTTACTATCTTCTCCTTCGCCGAACATCAAACCGCCAAACACAAGTTTAGCCCATTCACTATCTGAATAGTACTCGCCTTCGACTCCTCCAGACTGCATTGCTTCTGTTGAAAACGATCTTAATAAAAATCCTGTGCCATATGCACCGCCTACCATTGCAGCAACCTTTTGCAATGCAGCGTTAGCATTGCTACCAACAAACTGAAATGCATCGCCAAAAATAGTATCAGTAATATATTTTGCAAACCATCTATGTGTGGAAGGTTGAGATAAAATAAGTAATAGGCCAGCACTGGCAATTTCTGTAAGTGCAAATCCTGCTACTGCACCTGCTACGGTACCTACACCTGGTGCAATCGACCCGGTTGCTGCACCTGCTACTACTACTGCTCCTCGTACAGTGTTTTTTAACACTCTTACTAGTGCTCTAAGTCTATTGAAACTTAAAAAGAAGGTTAAAATAATTGATGTAAGAGTAAGATATGCTTGTCCTGCAATAATTTCTGCTTCTCTTTGAAGTTCATTTAGTTTATCACTACCTGGTGGTAGTTCTTCCTTTTCAGCATCTATTTCGTCTATTGCTACCATCATTCCGTAAAAAATAGCAAACATAGCAGCAACCCTACTGCCGCCTATAGCACCAATAGCTCGCATAGGTCCTCTTGCAGTAGTAAACCATTGAGCAACACGGCCATTTCTAACACCAACTTTAGCTATTGCTTCATTTAAATTATAGTTAGCAATGTTTCTTTTTATAGAAAACTCTGTCGCTCTTGGTTGGCCGGTAATACCTAGTGCTGCAAGTCTACTAGGGTTTTTAAATTCACGGGTAATCTGTTCAGGTGTTTTATTTTGCCCTTGCATCTCTATCATGCGAGCATTTAAACGTTCAGCATCTGCTTCGTTGGTAATATTTTCTATAATAGTTTTTCCATCCGGAAGCACTAGTGTCCACTTATTACCTCGTTGAACTAAACCTTGTCTTATATTTTTTTGACTTGTTTCGTTGCCAACGTTAGCTGCATCAGGCTCTGGAGTAGCTGCTGGAGTTCTATTACCACCTCGTCTTCTTCTTCTATTATCATCAGACGGAGCATTATCATTTCTTGGAGTAGGAGGAACTGGATTTCTTAATCTCTCTGCTGCTCTTTCAGCACCGCTTTTTGCTTTATGACCTGATATAAACACAGGTGAACCCGATGTTGTATTATATACAGCCCAACGTCTTCCATCAGGTGTTTTCCTTACAACAAAGGTTTCGTCTTCTAATAGTATGTTTGTTTCAAATAATAAATCAGATAATTTCATTCAGAGGTGTTCCAAGTGTGTAATGTATTTAGTTATTATAAGATGAACTAACGTTCATCTGTGTTTTCGTTATCACTCAACACATATATATTTAATTAATAAGTGCGAAGCACTTTAGTTTCATGTAGATTGTTTTGGTCAGACGGAACCTATTACGGTTCCGCTTAATCTCAAAATACGCTTCATGTGAGTCATATCAGCCGAGACTTGGAAGTAGGTTATTTGTTTATACACAAAGTACAATGGGCTCTGACCTTTCCCAACCTACGTCGACATCTAATGTTATATCAATTTAACATTAAACTCGTTAATGTTAGTTTGAAATTACATTATATCCCCCGCTTCGTTCCTAGTGCTAAAGGGTTTTTATGTACTGTGTTTGTGTTTTTCGACTGCCAACAAAACAATCTATATCAACTAGTGAGCCCAATTTGTTTGGTGGCTTCCACACTCTGGTGTGTCAATCAATATGTACGTGTGCTTCTATACGAGAGCTTTTTCCACAGCGGTATTATAAACTGGCCCGCCAACCTTAGGTGTTGGAATGTTTTGCCTTGATGTGATGTTCTAGCAATGCCTGTTTTAGCTTGTCTGATCCGCCCACTCTAACATTAATAATACCGTTATAGTATTCATCTGTTTCGAGTACTCGCCTATCAAACTGCTCTCGTGCCTCTATATAGGACATTTCGCCCCTACCTTTACAAAGATATAATATTTCTCTTGTAAAATGTTCTTCGCCTAGTGATGCTACGTCTGCGTTTAGTCTGTCAGAGCTACCATAGTAAGTCTTCCAGTCGCTTTCTTTATAGCCTCTACGTTTATTCTTTTTGCCTTTGAGTGGTGGCTTAGTAGTTTTAAACTTTGCTAGTTTTTTACCTATATATTTTTGGCCTGTAGTAGTATTGGTTATCAAATAAACAAAACCTTCGTACTCTTCTGGTATTACGTCGATCTCTTTACCTTGATATGTCCAATTCATACGTTATATATTAATTAATTGCCTTTACGCTCTTCTCTTTTGGCGTCATGCTGTGCCTTGATCTGTTGATTTCTTAATTTTGCTAGCCTTCGAATTTGCCTTACTGTTTTTTGAACAGCATAGTAAGCACGGATGCTTCTATTGCGTTCCCACCAGTCATTCATTTGAAAATATTCTACATATGCCTTTGTTAATTCGTCGTGTATGTCGTCTTTATCAAAATTTTTCATGCCTATTCAACGATTTCTAAGTCAGTTGCATAACTTGTGAAACCGTTCTCCTTTACAACTTTTAATACGTTATTAACTCTGCCTATTAATTCGTCTTTGTGTGAGATCAAATAGATATTTTTTTGACGTTCTCTTGACATCTTCTTTAGTACGCTTAGAGAATTTTCAACGCCAGCACTATCCATGCCTGAGTCAATCAACTCGTCAATAAACAACAAGTTGATATTTTGATATAATGATTCCCAAACATCACGGAATGCAAAACTCAAACCAAGTATAAGTCTATTACGTTCGCCACGTGATAGATTATCAAAGTCTAAGTCTTGTCCTAATTGTGTGATTTCAACATTTAAGTCGTTTAAGAATTGTACCTGATGTGGTAAGCCTAGTTTGTCGAGATAATATGTTAGCCTATTGTTTAGATACGCAAGGTTTTGATCTATAATCTTTTTGCGTATAAACGAATCCTTGTTTGTTAGTAGTTTAAGTAAGAATTCTTGATGTTCTTTGTATTCTGTTAGTTGATTAATTGGATCCCAATCAATTTCTTGCATAGCAGTTGCATTTAAATCGTCAATCTGCTCCTGGTAGGGATCTGTTTCTTCTGTTTTATTTACTAAAGTTTGACGTAAGTTATCTACGTTGTTTCTATGCTCGTATGCTTCTTTTGCAGTTTCGTAGAAAGTTGTAGGACA